CCCACCGAGATAAAGTGGCGTGATATGATCAAGTTCAAATCCATGCGGATATTCAGTGAGTTTTCCGCAAATCGCACAATGTGGATCGTTTTTCCAGACCTTTAGTCGCCGTTGCTGTAACGTGACGCCAGTAATGCGTTTATCCGCAATCTTCAGCTTTTTTAAGCGATGAGGATTCAGATTACTCAGTCTGGGCTTCAGTGTGGTTAGTCGTCCCATTGATCGCGCCTCTCATACAATCGCCAGGCCTTACGTCGCTCAGTACGCTTCGCCCCGTCAGGATGGATTTCAATCACATCGGTGTCGGCATGATCCACCAGCGAAAAAGCTGGATAAATCACTTTGCCCTTATAACAATCACTGATGGCGTAATCCGCCCCTTTATTGGGGTTCCAGTTCTCTAAAATGCGACCCAGGAAATGTCTGGGAATCGAATAACAAACGCCATGAATAAGACGGTTTAACCAGATGTAATCAGTGCGATGTTTATCGGTGTCGATGAGTCTCATCGCGATTTCAATTTGCCGCTGCGGCGGTCGACCTGTTCCCAGATAAAATGAAACCACATTATCGGGAAATCGCTCAATCCAGGAAAAAACCAGTTCATCAAAGTCACGCACAGGCAACGCATCATCTTCAAGAATGATGACCTGTGCTGACTGAAAAGAAGCCCATTCCAACGCACGATGATGGTTCCAGTTACTTCCGTGGCATTCTTCATCAATAAAAAGCTTTGCTCCCAATTTAAGGGCGAGTTTTTCCGCCCTTTCACGCCGGGAATGATGGCCAACAATACAAAACATTATTTGTGTTGCCAAAATGCGTACTCTCTGCCAATTCCATTTGACTTAAAGACAGTGTGAACAAGTGGCCCCGTAACAATCCGTTCAAAATGACGATATCCCACCATTCCAAAGGCGATCATATCGCCGACGGCGACCGGTTTTTTTCTTTTATCCCAGAAGTTTGATGATTCGACGGCAGAATAAATCCGTAAAATAGAATGCGCATACATCATTACATCATCGCGGGATCCTCCCAACAGCCCCGCATTGAGCATTACATCGCTTAAATGAGACTGAATAAAATCCTGATATTGCGGTTCAGGGTGATGATGTGCTGCCCACGCATCCCTATAGGTTTTTGGCTCCGAACCAACATAAATTTTACCAGGAATCATCTGATCCCACGGTTCCCTGAGCATTTCCACATCCGTTCCGTCCGTACACCAGACTTTATCAATCTCAGGATGATCGCGGAGAAATTGCCAGATGTGGAGCCAGCGAAGAAAATAGACATTAATACGCGATTTACCGACGCGAATCAGCTCCGCTTCTTTAGGTGCGGTTTCTAACTCGTCAGCGAGAACAATAGGTTTAGCACCGCGAATGGAACCCGACCACTTTTCAAGCAAAGCGGGATTGGCTTCATATTTCTTATTTCGCTGAGGATCGGTGTATGCGGTCAGTAAAGTAGTAATGACGGCATTATATTGATTTTGAATGTTAACAAACGCCGTATATTCCTGTTTTCGACGCTGGTTGAAAATACCTACATTGCGACGAACCTGTTGTTCGCGTTCGGCTCGGTTAAGGCTTCTTTTCACATTCAAGTGTTCATCGAGAGAATGAATCAACCGTCCCGAACCGACCACATCGGCAAAAGCCCAACTCGTGAGTCCCGCATAATAAATCCGTAAAGCCAAATCAGAATGTTCATACATGCCGCGTTCATAAATCGGGTCAAATCCTCCCACTTTCTGAATCGCGGAAACATGGTAATAAAGCATCACGCCCCGTTGTCCCGTATAGGCGATGTGATGATCATCCTGAAAGAGGACCGACATGTCTTGCAATTTGACGTTTGAGGCCAGATCAAGAAATTGATAGGACAGATGCACTTCGGGCGAACTGATATAAGGTTTTTCCCAGTCGTGCGAAATCGGCCAGGCGTCATCATCAAATAAAACAGTTCTTCACAACCCGCATTCATCAGCGCGCGTAAACTGGCGTTCTTTGCGTGTACGATACCCCCTGAACGACCAAAGCGAATGAGTTCGACGCCTTCAGGGACAATAGCTGGAACCGTTGAACCATCATCAATCACAAACACTTTTGCCCCAGAGGGTAAAAATCGGAGGTGATTTTCCAGGGCTTTAGCCAGTGTATCAGGTCGATTATGCGTTGAAATCGCAATACCGATTTTTGATGTTTCTCGGGCGATTGGCGCAAAGCGAACGCCGTTAATGACGACTTCCATTCTCTGTCCTGAGCGATTTAGTGATGACGTGCCTGAAGGTAATTCAGCATGGCGATAAAATGCGCCAGCTCGGGATCAGAGGGTTCGATGATCTCGTTTTCTTTGAGGTCAAACGCATCGTCAGGAATGAACTGAAGATGCATGGCATATTGACCATTTTCAGGCGCGTATTCATGAAGGACATCTTTCAGTCTTTGAAACAGATCTTCATGCCCTGCATTAAGAGGCGATTTCAAATCGATGAAATCTACCTCGACACGTTTCGTGGTGTGAGAAGGCTCATTACGAAGAATGGATTTCACTCCCGCTGATCCAACTTTGCTTTTAGGACGTCCCAGAACATCAATCTTTACCGGAAGGGGAATTTCCAGATCCGTTCCGCCGAGGATATTGGCATGAACAATATCGCCGCTTTCATCATAAAGAACGGAAAAAAGCGGTGTCGTGAGTTTGGTCTGACCTGTTTCCATGAACTCAATTTGGAGGTCGTATTTTAATGTGTTTGGCATGAATACATTTCTCACTTAGGTTTTGAGTATTAAGGGATAGCAAACAAAAAAAAGAGTCTCAAGAACCTGAGTAATTATTCGCACAGATTGACACGACTTTAAACATCAAGAAACTACTCTTTCAACTCACTAATAACCACTTAAGGATTTGAAATGGTGTTGATATTGACCCCGCATCCAGGGGAAGAAATAAAGCGCATGTTAAAAATTTATAATGTGACTCATCATAAGCTTGCGCATGACATCGGCGAATCCCCGGTGTTGATTGACCGCGTCATCAAGCGCAAAACGCAGTTAACGCCGATTCTGGCCATTAAAATCGCCAAAGCTATCAGCACAACACCCGAAGCCTTACTTGAAATGCAGGCACGACACGATATCTCACGCGCCAAACGGCATGAAAATGCTGAAACTGTGCCTGTTTATGTTTTGCCACAAATTGACAATGCTGATCGCTCAGAATGAGTCATTAGCCTTGTTTGGTTAGATAAAGTATCTCCCTGTGTTTGACTGGGAGTTACTTTTTTATGGCCGAAAAATTGCATCCGCATCCTGGCCTTATTTTAAAATGTCGTTTACGTCAGCGTGGTCTTCCTTTTTTTGAGTTAGCCATGCTTATTAAGTTTGATGAAGACATTCTAAAAGAGGTAATAGATTTAAAAACGGCAATGTCGCTAGAATTGTGTGAAAAGCTTTCGCGTTATTTTGGCGACAGAATAGATTTCTGGATAAAGCTTCAGGTAAATTATGAACTGAGTATCGTGGCGTTTGAGACACGTTATCCCTCACGCCACCCAGAAACAGATGATTCGCCCTTGCCACCTTTACCGACACGATTCGGGTGAAGAATGTCCCGATCTGGCCTTTAACGTGAAAATCATATCGATAAAGGAAATTGCGGTTAAGACATTCAGTTTTGCCATTGCTGAATTTCCCCCTTCAATCTCTGCGAGAGCACGTAAAAGCTCGTCATAAACAATGGCGAGTTTTTTTTGTTCAGAATCAGTCATTCAACCTCCTCAGAGTGCTAAGGCGTCGCTGAGACGGTCGAGAAAATTTTGAACTGTTGGTGAAATGGTTTTGCCCGCGAGTGCAACCTCTTGAGCATATTCCATCACCTTCAGACAGCGATCTTTATCATTAATGATCCGGGTCATGTTCAGTAAAACGCTATTGGCCGTGCGAATGAAATCATTTGCAAGTTTTTCTTCAAGGGCATCAGCGATGATGACATTCACCATTTTACTGTTCTGAAGTACGGGTTCAGAATTGCGGATTCTCTGAATGACCTTAATCTGGTCGGATGTCGGCAAATCTTCCGAAAACGCGATCAGATAAATCGCATCAATAATGATGATACTGAAAATCAGGTCTTCATCGTCTTTATCAAATGCAGTGACAGGAAACATAAACACTCCTCCAGGTAGTGACTTAACAACTTAACGATTCACCTCTGAAGATAGGTTTTATACACGAAAATGATTCCTAGTCTGTGCGAATGTCAAAGTAATACTCGCTGTCAAGATGAAGCACGTCGGCCAGTTCTCGCCCGAGACTTTCCTCATTCGGCGTAACAATGCCATCGCTTTCAACAACGGTCATATAGAGGACCATTAATCTGTGACTGCGATCAGGGGCGTACTGGAGCTGTTCAAGCGCAAAAAAAACGGAATCGAGCGCGGCCTGATAATCACGCTCAAATTCCGCCTTAAGACGTTGTGCAAGTTTACGGGAAAGAAAGCGACCATCATCGGTAAGATCTAAGCGGTCGAATTCATCATTTAACGTATCTTTTTGATTCTCGTTAAATCTGCCATTCGCAAAGACCGCCAGATATATGACATCAATACTCGCTATCAGCTCGTTAACGGTCAGTTCATATGATGTCACAACGCTTCCTCCTCTCTCAGTTCTCCCGACTTTTCATCAGGAGATAGACCACCGCCAGTAAAACGCCATCCGCGAAACTGGATGCAATGGATCCCAGAAAATGAAAAATCACAAAAAAAATCAGGAAGCCACAGAAATAGACGTTTGGTGGATATTGATTACGCAAGGTGATTCTCCAGCCTGAGACCGAGCACCAGCGCAATTTGTTCAAGCACTTTCATTTCTGAGGCTTCAATCTCACCATCTGCTTCAGCGATGGCAACCGCGACATCAAGGACGTCTTCAGATTCGTGTTTATCGCCTTTTACATCCTCGATTTCACGTAACGCTGCGCGCCGGCCAATTTTAAAATCCGTTTCCAGCAGGTTCACTATCTGGGTCGAGATGTCCTGAAGTTCGCTGGTGAAATTGAAAAGGACGGGATTTGTTTTCAATACCTGATCGATTTTGGCGCGTTCCAGGGCATCACAATTGCCGTCTGCATAGGCCACCAGCCAGGCAGCATTAACGACAGCCTGAGCCAGATCGCGTTTCTCAAATTTACCAATATCGTTAGTGACGCGTTTTGCGCGTTTTTTCAAAAAACCGAACATATTTTTTCCTTTTGAGGGTGAGCCAGTGCCCAGGAGAACACTCGCAGAGAAAGGACAAGTGAACCCACCTGACCCACCCTAAAAAGGCTCTCTGTTTGACTCGCTTGGGCAAAGCGACGGTAAAAAAAACCTGAACGTGATGTTCAGGTTTTGAGGGTTAGCGAAAGAGAAATCAGTAAGGAATCACAGCACGCGGATCGTCAGTTGCTTACCGAGAACAGCGAGTGCTTTTTGTATTGTGTCAATTTTTGTGGAATGACTCAAATTGAAAATTCGGGTGATCTCCTGTCTCGGAAGACCCATCATTTTCGCCAGTTCGGTATTCGAGACCCCCTGATGAATGACCTCATTCAACAGTAAGACTTTACCCGCGACACTGGCAGGTACGATGATAAATTCATTGTCGGGTTCTGAAGGAACGGGAATGGCTTCACGATCAGCAAAGAATCCTTCAAAAGCCGCAATCAGGGCTTCTTTACAGGCGTTAATGGCTTGATCGCGTGTTTCACCGTGGGCCTGGGCATCAGGGAGATCACGACAAAACACCACATAGCCGCAACTGCAAGACAGAACATCGACGGGATAGCGCATATCACTTTTCAGGCTCCAGTGTGAAACCCGGAAGTGTAAACAAATTCGTTTCTTCCAGCCAGCCGATTTGAGCAAAAAAAACCCCAACGTCCGTTGGGGTGCAAAAGCTGCAAATGCTACTACCTGGTTATTACACATCGAACATCATCAGATCACAAAATTGAATTCATTTGAATATAAATTCAACACCTTACATAAACCTGAAAGAATATCGATTTTCTCTGGAGGGATTTCTTTATTCGACTTCACCACATCAACGGCCATGTTCATAATATCCGTGGCCTCGTCATGATCGATGTGAAGTCGAGACATGTCAGACAATATGGCTTCCTGAGCATCATCAAAATTGAGTTCAAGGCGTTCTTTTATCTCGTCAAGGGCTTCAAGCGCAAAATCCGTATCTTTTTTCATGTGTTCTGACTGATGAATTTGGATATATATTTCTTCAAGTTCATTTTCAGAGGCCTTACCTCTTATCATAGAGACAAGGCACATAGACGAGACGGCTGCAAAGGCAAATTGTTGTTCGCGGGTCAATTCCATAATGAATCTCACATTGTTTCTTTATTAACAGGTCAATGAACAGGCCCGATTCTATCTTTCTCTTAGTGAGTCTTCTTATGCAATTTTGCAATCACATATGGATTAAAATTTAATCAGGTCCACAGCAAAAAAGGTTCCATTCATGCGATCAGACTGAAATCGCTCAAATTAATACGTTTTTTCAGAGAAAATTCTTAATATTGACCCTGTCGTTCAAGGCTGTTGTTCGACTCTAAAGATGTTATCCACGTTGTAATACTTTGCCGTCAGAATTGACGGCTTTTTTTTGGGCAAAATCCCCTCTCACTCGCTTATCTGTTCAGTAAAGATGACGCGTTTAACTATGCAGAACAACCGAGATATCATCCCGACTGAAAGTAAGCGAGGAGAGAGTAAGAGCCGAAAAAGGAAGGAAGGCGAATCCGAGGGACGAATTCCGACTCTCTGCGCTCAGGTTATGCGCTTTGTGCCAAAACTTCAAGATACAGAGAATAAAACCGCTCTATTTAAACCATTATTTAGAGACAGATTTAAGTATTTCTTCCGCGATAGCTTCCTGTTTATGACATTCCGTCACCAGTTCTTCTATGATCGGTTTCACCCTTCGGAAAAACGTTCGACGCGAAAAGTCAGGATGAATTTTAATGATCCCACTCATCAACTGTGAAACCAGTAATGGCCTGAATCCCTTCCCGGCACAACGGGAACAGGGTTTTTCGATGGCTCGTCCTGCCTCTTTACTGGCTTTTGGGTCAATGACTGTTCCGCGTCCACGGCAAGACTTACAGCGATTCCCTTTCACTTCGGCTGTACGACAAAACGTTTCATAGGCGAAGGAGGAAATCAGATAAACGAGCTGGAGTCTTTTTCTGGCGTCAAGGGTCTTAAAAGTCTTCCAGGCGTCCATCCGTCGCGCTGCGAGCCTCATTAATAGTTTTACCGCTGTGTTCTTGTCTGCCTGGCTTACCCCGACTTTCCCAAAAAAAACAGCCATCCCAAATCCCGCTTTCGCCTGTGCGAGACCAATCGCCGCCATGACCTCCGGTGTTTTTAATGCGTCATCACTCGTTGACGGGATTTCATCAGAGAGTCTGGCAGATTTAGGAAAATGGAAACGAACGGTTGTTTCGAGTTTCATACTTCCTCCTGTTTTGCGCGAAGACGCAAGAGAAGATCACCGCGACGCGTAAAAATATTCTTCAGGCGAATAAGGTAGCTGATTGAAAGCCGTTCAATGACATGACTTGCTTCCAGTTCATGAACAACATCGATACCAAACCGATTGATCAGCCCTTTACGCAGATTGGGAATATTCCCTGATAAATCACGGTTACAGTGCCAGCAACAGACCACGCAATTGAACACATTAAATCGAAGTTGAGAGGCCGCCCCGCGAGACCGATAGTGACTCGCATCAACCGGCGCACCAGCCTGATCGGGATTATTATCATTTAACTCACATCCACAGGCATGACATGGCCAACCCTGATCACGGATTCTGATATAGCGGTTAAAGGCAATTTGGGCTTCTTTATTGAATTCTGACCAGGATTTTTGTTTAGAGCACAAACGGCTTCGCTGATGGCGTCGTTGCTGCCTTGACCGTTGTTTTTCATCCTGCATTCGGTTCCAGATAAGCGCGCATTTGTAATTACAGCAAATTCGTTGCGTTGTCATCCACGGCTTGAAGACCGTTTGACAAATGGGACAAATTTTTGTTTTAGGTAAAGCGATCATGATTATTCCCTTTCCAGAAAAGATTGAGAACGGTCATGGATGATCCTGAAATGAAAAAGCCAGCGAAAAGGCTGGCTTAAAAGTAAAACGTTTTAGTGTCGCCAAAGCGGATTAATATAGCAGTATTCAGAACGGGGTATGTAATTAGACACAGGCAAAAGCGCACTAACAACAAAAAATCGTGGATCGTCAGTCAGCGATTTTTCGGTTCTTATGCCTCGTCGATGATAATGGTTAATCAACATATTCGCCTCTTTTTCATCCATCGGAAAATGTTGAAACCATGTTTTTTTCATGAGTTCTCCCTCACATTTTTAAGCAGTTGATCTAATTCGAGCACTTTTGATTTTTCACGGCAGGATTCAACGCAAGAAACAGGTTTTTCCTTTTTTATTGCTGGCACATGCCCTTTCCTTTTCACATAAGCGGTGCCAAAATCTGGAAACTCACTTGTCAAACAATATAAAGTCGGTTCATTCTTAGTGAGTTTTCGGCGAAGTAGGTTTTTTTTAAACATGTGAAAAAGAATGTCTTTTAACAGAAAATACGGCGTCGAGTCGCGACAGGTAGCATAAATATCATCAAGCGATCCTTTCTTGTTTTTAAGTAAGAAATTAATAACAATTTTTTCAAACTCTTCACTTTCATCTTTATCGAGATAATCCATGATAGCCCTTAACTTTTATCAGTGCTTCTCCTGCATCCAACAGCGCTTGATTGACATCCGCGAGTTTGAAAAGCGCATTTTTAATCCGTCCACGGGTGTTCTGTTCTTCACGATTGAGTTTTTCAAGCCCTTCACGATGATCTCTGATTTCAGACCGAATGGTTCGAAGGTTCCAGTCAAGACGGGTTTCATTTTTGGCAATGGATAAGAGGTAATCAAACGGATCAAGTGTCGCACCACATAACCGACAGATGAGTGTTCGATCATACTCGTTAACAATCGTTTTGCTATGCAAACACCGCTTTGCGTCTGGGGGTAACGGTTCTTCAATGAAATTAAGTCGGTCCTGAATATCACTATTGGGATCTCTCTTGTCCCGTATATCAATCACATTATCTTCATCAGAGAACATGCTCATTCCTCCTGTTTTCGGGATAATGCGAAGAATTCAGAGGTCTCGGAAACGCTGAGAATGCAGCCAATATCCAGACACCACGCCTGAACCTTCGTCATGAAGTGAAACATTTCACCCGCTTTCAGCTTAGAGGTCTGTCGCACACTTTCCCTCACAATCTGAGCGCCCGTTTCAACATTGGTGAAGGTGATTTCCTCCATCCCGAGAAAGGTATATTTCATCGCATCTTTACACCATTCAGGAGAACAATAAGGACGTCCCCTGGCAATTAAATAGCGACTTAATTCATTCATCCATGCATGGAACATCGCATTTTGAGAAAGTGAACGTTTTTCCTGCCAGGGGTCGATCCGTAAGCGGAAATTTTTTCCTTTTTTAAGTTCTTCAGAAAGACGATGGGTAATGGCGACAAAGTTAATTGAATTAAGACGTATCCCTTCTGGCGGGAGAAAACCAGACATGTCACATATCCTCAAATGCAGCCAGTAAAAATGCGTTCACAAACTCCGAGGCCAGTTGCGGTACTATCGCATTGCCATAACCGCGCAATCGTCCCACTCTGGCGGGAATCCCATGAGCCAGCGGGAATGTGCCGGATTCAACCGGCCGGAATTTTCCATCTTTGCAGAAGAGCCAGTCAGCATCTGACCAGAAGCAGTAATTCGTATCGGTTGTGTCGCAAGAATCACGACATCCTGAAGATTCTGTTGACGTCCTGCCTTTTTTCTTGCGATGACCTTTTGAGGATCCCGATAACCGTTTACCGTTGCATTCTGTGCGCACGGACTGGGCCACGGCGCAATTCCCTGTTCTGTCGCATAATCCAGACGGTCGAACATGCGGTTTTTCCCATCCAACCGACATGTCGTGGGGCCACTCCCTTTGTAATCGCTCAGGGTCGGCGTTGGCCATGCGGCAAGTTTGGCCATCTGTGTCAGACTGCTTCCGGTCATCCCTTTGGTGATGCCGGTTCCACCACGCGTCCCATCCGTCGCGCTGGGGGTCGTCCAGTAGAATCGCACCAAAAAAGACGCGTTCTCTTTTGTGCGGTGCGCCGACGCTTGCAGCTGGCAATACGGACGCCCCACAGGCGTAAACTTGTTCTTCCAGTTCAGTGAATAAATCATCGAGCCAGCCTTTCGAAACCGCTGCGCTAACCTGTTCCCCAAACACGATTGAAGGATGACATTGCGAGATGAGATTGATAAACGCGGGTGTGAGGTGTCTTTCGTCATGATACCCTTTCTTTAATCCAGCTACGCTGAACGGCTGACATGGAGGGGAACCGGTCCAGACAGGTTGATCATCTGGAATGCCCGATAACCGTAAGGCATAACTCCATCCCCCTATTCCTGCAAAAAAATGACATTGCTGAAATCCCTTTAAATCATCCGGTGAAACCGCAAGAATACTTCGTTCATCCACTTCGCCAGGGGCAATGAGATTTTGTTTGATGAGTTCTCTTAGCCACGCTGCATTTTTTTTGTCCCATTCATTGTAATAAGCGGCCATAACCTAAACCTGAAAATGAGGGTAAATTGAGGATGCCAGTCCTGATAATCAATTCGCACAAATTTCATCAATTCTTGATGGAATCAGTGAGGCGTAATGAGGATTCACTTCGCAAAGAATCGCCTTTCGCCCATGCTTTAACGCGACACCGCCTGTCGTTCCTGTTCCTGCAAACGGATCTAAGACGACGACATTTGGCAGGCATCCGGCGAGAATGCAGGGTTCTATCAGGTCTGGCGGGAAAATCGCAAAATGAAGGCCTTTATAGGGCTTGACAGGCAGCGACCAGACTGATCGTTTATTGCGTCGTTCAGTGGGTTGCCAGGGAATACTTGATGCCTGACTGTTTGGCCTGAAATGCACACTTCTGAGTGTAGAATCTTTACGGGCCTTGTTCCCTGAGGCGCGTCCTTTTGATAATTCTCTTATCGCCAGATGATCGAAGTAATATTTTTTGGCTTTCGAGAACAAAAAAAGATATTCGTGACTTTTCACGCATCTGTCGGTGACGCTCTCCGGCATAGGATTAAGTTTGTGCCAGATAATGTCCTGTCTCAGAATCCATCCGTTTTCTTTTAACGCAAAGGCGATTTTCCAGGGCATACCTTTTAAGGATTTATCCTCAGAATAACTGTCGCCCATGTTTAACCATAATGTTCCATCCTTCCTGAGTACGCGCCTGACCTGATTGAAAACCTCAATTTGATGTGAAATATACCGTTCCTCTGTTTCTTCCATGCCTATCTGATCGGGATGTAAGTTGTCACGTAATCCATAATAAGGCGGACTTGTCACGCAACAGTTTACCGTTTCGTCGGGAAGTGTTTTTAAGAACGCCCGACAATCACCTACATGAATGTTTAGATCCATATGCTTTTCGTGTTAATGGGTTTAATTTAATGAAAAAATGAACGGAAAGAGTAAAAGAAAGGATGTCAGGAGAGTGTCAGGAGGAAAGGCCCGTCATGATAACGGGCAAATTAATCAGTGTATTTCGGCTAACAAACGCCAAAAATTATTAAAATCAAGACCGTTTTTTCTGGTCTCGCTTGAATTCAATTCGCTGACGCGCGATGTTGAAATAATCAGGATCTTGTTCTATCCCAATGAAATCGAAGTCATGAATAGCGGCGGCTTTTCCGGTTGAACCGCTTCCCATATACGGATCAAGAATCACGCCGCCAGGCGGTGTGACTAACAAACATAACCATCCCATCAGGCTTGTCGGTTTTACCGTGGGATGATGATTTTTAGATCGCCGTAACGTGTCGGCATTCACGCCTTCATCCCGATCTGTTTTATTGGTTTTTGCACAATAGAAATAACGCGCAACGCTACCCGAATCTGTGTATTCACGACTCTGGTGATTGTCCATTAACCATGTTGTTCCGGCGACAGTGGCGTTTCGGCTTGCCTCGCTCCGGTTCCCTGTTGAAGAAGAATGGGGAAAATGTTTCGTGACCTCATAACTTCCATCGTGACAGAAATTCGCGGGCCATCGACCTGATACCAGGGATCCTTCAGCCTCTTCCGGCATCCCCGACACAGACATGTGTAAACTGTTACCGCCAGGTTTGTTATGAGAAGGCGGATTAAAGCGGATCTCGTTACCGATTCGACAGGCATCGATGTTTATCCCGCCTGTGCCGTGACGCAGAATATTGTCTGAAACCGTACCTTTGAACGGCTTACGGGCCATACAAATCGGTTCGTGTGCGGGTTTCAGTGCGGTTCCCCAGCCTTCCCATTTTTTGCCAATTTCAGAGGCGGGTTCGGTTAAATCAAATTCTCCTTTGTACCCTGCGCTTCGCTCATTGCCGCTGGTGAATTCACCTGTTCCGCCTGCAATTCCGTTAGTGCTGTGTCCGATAATAATGGGTTCGACACCTTGCGCCTTATCCATCGCTTTACTGATGTTGTGGGATTTAGGAAAGCCAGAACCATAAACCCACATGATTTGATCACGGATTTCGAAACCAGCAAGACGAATAGCCGTTGTACCGAGATCATAGGTACGTGCGCCAAAAAAAGAGAGAAGATGTCCACCGGGTTTAAGTACACGAAAACATTCGCGCCAGACAGCCGGACCTGGAACAAAACTGTCCCAGCTTTTCCCCATGAATCCGCCACCACGATGTTCATAATCATCCCCATTGAGCCAGCGGGACAATACTTCATTCATATCGGGTGTCTTACTCAGACCATAAGGGGGATCGGTAATAATACTGTCGACAGTGTTTTCAGGAAGGTTTTTCAGAATATCCAAACAATCGCCTTGATGAAGGTCTAATTTCATAAACTTCTCTTTGGTTCGGGGAGAGAGATTTAAAGAAATTAAAAGGGGCATCAACTGCCCCTTAGTTCATCAGCCAGATTTTAGCATGGCCTTGAGATTGGCGATATGATTTAACGCAACTTCTTTTGATGCGGGAATATGTTTATGAATAATCTGAGGAATGGGGTCAGGAACAATAAACCCTTCGTTCAGTTTCTTAATCAGTTTAGTCAATTCACGCTTACAGGTTTTTAGTGCGTCCGTTACAGACAGGTTCAGGCTTGTCATTTGTGAACTTACAGCACTGACTAACCAGTATTCTTCATTAGAATGCCAGGGATACTCTTCTATGCTCTGATATTTAAACCGATTGGCGCGGAATTTCATCACACTGTCGAACAGTTCTCTTTCATCAGGTAATCCATATCGTTTTGTTTCGGCTTCTTTACACCACGATATAAATTCACCAGGTGAGGGAAGAAACGGTTTTTCGTGTTTCCTGGCCCGTTTCATTCCCGCTTCGATTTGATCGGAATGATAAATGTGATTTTCTGCAATGGCTTTTACCCATTGTCGCCGAAGTTCATTTAACTGTTCCTGGTCTTTAATCGTCGCCATCATTGCCGGAAACGTGGCCCTGAGTTGGTTAAATAAATCATTAAACACATCGACAGCCTGTTGCGGAATTGGCTCATGTTTTTTTTCTGGGTGTGATTGCGCTATTAGTGATAATTGAACGGCATCACGATGTTTAATGGCTTGCGCTAATTGCTTCATACCTCTAGCCCTTCTGCCCAGTCAGTATTATCAAAATCCAGTTCGGCATTCTGATGTCTGACATTGGATTTATTGCTTATCTGTTGACTTCTGGGATAAAGAGAATCCCAGTGTCGACGAAGCTTAGAAGGACTTAACACATTTGTTTGCCAGAATCCATCGGAATTGGCCCATTTGAACGTAATGGCTATTTCCCGATGATTACATTGTTTGGCTAATCGAATTAAACGAATGTCATTAGCCCAAGCCGACCAACTGGGTTTTTTCGCCGTTGGCATGACGGCTGAAACCAGTGCAAAGATCCATTTCGCTAATCGAAGGTCATCATCCGTTCCCCAATATTTCCCCGTCGGCGACTGAATTGCCGCGTCAGGGTGGATGATAGACCCGGATCCTTTCGAGGATCCAGCGGAAATTGTCGGCGACGAAGAGATCTTTTTAAGATCAGTATTGAGATCAGTATTGTTCTGTGTACCGAGGGGTGTACCAAAGGGTGTACCATCGACCACCTTCAAACCTGCGTCATTTCTGGGTTTGGGTGTACCGAGGGGTGTACCAAAGGGTGTACCTTCACTTTCGGTTTCATCGATGGCCTGATAGGCACAATAATTTGTGATGAATATTATCAATGCCAAATGATTATTGGATATTTGGATCATTTCACGCTTTTCGAAGCCTTTCAGGATCCGGTTAACCAGGCGTTTCCCGATAGGTGAACCCTTTTCATCAAGAATATGGCTTGCGAGGATGGCGCAGGTTGTAACCAGTTCGCCAGGCTTAAGTTCCCAGGTTTTCCCAACAAACTTAACCGAACGTGAACGAAACGAGGCCTCAGAAAGTAGCCGAACCCATATCGCGAGTTTTATGGGATCGCGAGACCATTCCGCCGACAAAAGACTTCGAAACAGTGAGAAATGGCCCTGTTTCTGATTTTGCACTTTATTCTCCCGAACCGAATTTTCATGAGAGAAATAATGGAGTGTGAAGCGTGGTTTCAAAACATCACCTCCGGGTCGGGTATACTGAGAATTATCTTATCAATCTGAATGCTCATTAATGCGCGTTTTTCTTTATTACCGGTGATATAATCCCACCGAGACACTTCAGGATTCATATTCTGTACCTCTGAAATTCAGCCGATAAGGTTCCCTGCCCCACAGGGAACCTTTTTTTATGTGTTTCAGATGAAAGGCTGAATGTCTGTGCGATGACGACATTCATGGAACAAGTCGGGCGTTGACATCAACCTTTCTGGTCTACCTGAATGCCTCCCTGCTTTTCAATCCTTCTCAAATCGTGCTGAAGAATCAGGACCAGGCCGCATTTCCCTGATCAATAATTTTGCGACCTCTTTCGCCAGCCGACGTAAATCTTCATCTTCAATTCCGTATCCGATAAAAGCGAGAAAGCGCGCAAATTTAGGTATGTGGGTTTTCTTCCAGCGAGAGATTTGGGATCGGTCGATGCCTACCGCTTCTGCGACGGATTCAGTGCCATGAATATTAATGGCATTGATGAGAGTCGATTCAATCCTTAAAGCTGTGTGAATCTGTGTATCTCGCATTGGTTAAACTCCTAAGTGTGGTCATTGGTATAGGTGCGAACGCCAGAAACATCTTTAAGTATTCTGAAATATACTGAAAGGTGACGTGTGTCATAAAAAATTCACAAAAGTCATCATTAAGTATAGATTTCGGTGCCGATAACAATCGGCGAGAGTTTAAGGCGTTCACTTATAACTTGCGCTAGAATGCGCAAATTCGTGAGCGAATACGAAAGTAATCGTTCAAACTGTATACTGATTGTTAAAGAGCATTGAACTATTCTTGCTTATGCAGCGGGAACAGATCAGGTAAATCCGGGCGAATCTCATAGGGTTGATACTGGCCATCGGTCGCGCGGGAAACCGCGTTCACATACTGAGGGGACACGGAGTTAATACCGTGTAACCACTTCCAGACGGCTCCCTGTGTTACGCCACACGCATCCGCCAGTTTCTTCTGACTGCCGTGATGCAGAATGGCGCAACGGATGATTTCGTTCACAGGTTTAATTACCTCAGTATTTAAATAAAAGCAAATCATAACTCTCTAGGTATTGGATGTGCAAGACCTGGACTTAACGAGGTTTAGAGACTGAAATGTCATTAGCTGACCGCCTGAAAGCGATGTTAACGGAGAGACGATATTCACAAGGAGAACTCGCGCGACGCGTGGGTGTCACGCAAGGCACGATCTATAAACTTGTGGCTGGAAAGGCACAATCGAGTAAACGTATTGTCGAAATTGCACAGTCGTTAGGTGTTAATGCTGAATGGTTGTTGACCGGAAACGGTCCCCGCTATGTTGAACAAAAATCAGAAGTTAACCATACTCCCTTTCGTGATGATGTCGGCGCACATCCCGAGAAGGTCGAGCTGAGCGACTCCTCATCCTCACCGCATAGCGGCGAGATCTCGATTCCGTTACTTCCTGATATCGAAAGCGCTTTTGCAATCTCGCCGTTCCCTTTTACGACTTATGACGGCCCGACAATGAAGGTAAACAAAGAAGATTTAAAAAGTTTCGGCGTCGATGTAACCGGCTCCGATTTTGTAGCGTTTTCAGTCACTGGTGATAGCATGGAACCAGTCATGCCCGAAGGATCTAAGATAATGGTTGATATCAATGATCGTCGGATAGTCGATGGGAAAATTTATGCCATCGATCAAAGCAGCTGGCGACGGTTACGCATTCTTTTCCGTTCTGGTCCTGCTGAATTGACGTTGAAAAGTTTCAATGATGTTCGCTATCCAGATGAGAAAATTCCGATGAATGACCTCGAAATTCTGGGCAGAATCGTTTTTGCTCAGCGCGCTATGTAACCTTTCCAAATCAAAAACTTAAGCCCGAAACGTTTCGTTCGGGCTTTTTTTACAACTTAAAGATTCATTTTCCCTATATCTTGATCCCTGTCACACTTCAACAAACGAGTAAAAACTTAAGTAGTTGACCATTTAAATCTCTTAGTATTTAATCAAGCCGTTGAACGGCGCAACATCATGACGTCGGTCGCCCGGCGGGTTCAGGAAGAACGGCAATGGTGCGAACAAAGCATTCATTCAAAAATTTTTTCAACAGAAAATATCTGAATGAATACTTAAGTTGATTAACGTGATGAAATCACACAGATTATGATTCTTTTAGTCTGGAATTGTGTTTTTTTATCGCCTCAGTCCCGGATTTCAACAGGCTTAGGCGTTCCGATAATCGCTTTATGAACCTTGTGTTCCCATTCCTGCGACATTTCGTAAGTGCTGCTAATGCCTTTTGGATCTTAAGTATCAGGACATAAACCACTCACGTTCACTGTGAGTCTTGTTCCTTCCCTTTCATGGGGAAGTCTCGCTTAAGAAACAGGAGTTGTAATGGCTGCTTTAAATTTACCGAATAAACTCTATAGACCTCTTGCGGAGGTGAAAAACTTTGTAGAAAAAATGACCGACGGTGTTCGGCTTCCGCAAATGAGTCAGAAAGTAAAAAGTTTTGCCTCACTCAGCCGTAAAGATAAGGATATTCTGATCCGTTATCTTAATGAGCGTGATTGCATTCATGTCATTCAGGCCAGGCCGCTGAATGGCGGCAACCTCACGACGTTTTTCTATCATCACAAATTTGGTCTTCCTGCTTCTATTCCGGGATTTGACTGGAACGGTAGACCACCAAAAATTACGATGCCTGTTGAAGAAGTTCCTGAAACAGAAGAGATCGAACTCATGTCTGTTCCTGTTATCGAATCGGAGGCGGTTCCCATAGTCGAAAAACCTTTACCCTCACCTTCACCTGTCGTGATTGAGGACGAAGAAACTGAAACCGAATCCGAAGAGATTCCTTCAGTCAATATTATCCCGACAGATGCTGACGATCTACGCAAACGCGCCCTTGAAATGCTCATGCAGGCGGATAAAGCCGAACAGACAAAACAGACGCATGTTTTAACGGAGATCAAACCTAAAATTGACGATTTCATTTCCCGACTTAATGTGGCTAATGATGCCGTTCAAAGTACGCTTGATATGCTTTATGACGAGATGGGGGAAGTTGATAAAATATCGATGGAATTTAAAAAGTTTTGCGCATCCCTCTGAATTTATGACAAGGCCCAATCGGGCCTTTTTCTTTTGTGGAGAACTGATGAAATCATTTAATAAAATGAAGGGCTTCATGCCTTTAGCTTTTTGTTTTTTGAAAATAAGAGCGCACAATCTGATCACTTTTTTAAAACAGAAAGGAGATCCGAGTGTGTATTAATCCTGCTGGTGGCCCCGCCAGTCCAATTCCTTCAGAGAGCCTCGCCGAATTCGAGTTTATTTCCTCAATGCTCGATTGGCTTCAATCAGAGGGTCTTTCATGCGACTGTCTCTCCAGGACAACAGACGAATCAACGGTATTATCTGCAACCTCTCCAACGAAGATCGCGAAGCCATTCGCACCGAAGTCGAACACCTCCACGGACTGAAAAGCCAAAACCCCATTTTTTTAGCGGTCGCAGATTATCACCCATCTGAGTTCACGCATTTATGCGATGAATGGTTATCCCTTTCCGATGTGGATTATCAGGTTTTTATTTCGGAAGTATTCTGGGATTGTTTGATGTTCAGGGTAACTCGCGAATTTGCTATTCGCCGCTATCTTGATGAAGGCACCCTGGAGGGATAATGGCACCTGGTGTCTATTTTTCATTGAGCAATGAGGACTATCATCGTGGAGAGGGCATTAGTAAATCTCAGCTCGATGATATCGCGATCAGTATGGCTATTTATCACTGGCGCAAAAAAGCGCCTGAGGATGAAGAAAAAAAAGAACCCTTAACGGTCGGGACCGCCCTTCACTGTCTTTTGCTTGAACCTGACGCCTTCAGCGAACGATTTGTTTCGATGCCTGACTTTAACCGTCGCAGCAATGCAGGAAAAGAAGAAGAGAAATGTTTTCGGGAGGAAATGGCCGGAAGCGGCAAAACCATTTTGTCGGGGGAAATCTGGCGCAAGCTCTTTCTCATGCGAGATTCGACCTATGCCCATCCTTCCGCGCGCTGGCTACTTGGTAAGCCAGGGCATTGTGAGGCGTCAATTTACTGGACCGACAAAGAAACGGGTGTGTTGTGTCGAACCCGGCCTGATAAGTTTCTTTCGGGGATGCCTGTCATTATTGATGTAAAAAAGATCGCGGATATGGCCCGTTTCCCTCGCCATATTGCTGAGTTTCGTTATCACGTCCAGGACGCGTTTTATCGTGAAAGTTTTCGTGAAAGCTACGGCGAAACGCCCATGTTTGTCTTTATTGTAGTCAGTGACACTATCGATTGTGGTCGCTATCCGGTCAGGGTTTATTCCCTTTCCCCCTATGATGTTGATGTAGGGACTCATCTTTTTCGTTCGAATCTTCAAACTTATGCGCAGGCGATGATCTCAGGTGACTGGGGTGGCATCGAAGAAATCACGCGCCCCGACTGGGATAAAAGGAATGATTTTCTATGACCGATCTTGTTCATCATGATCCATCAAATACCCGTTCAGCGATTTTCAATCCCACCAGCCTCGAAAAGCTTCAGGCTTTTGCCGAACAGATGGCATTGAGTCGCGTCACCCTTCCCGCACACCTTGCGGGGAAACCTGCTGATTGTCTTGCAGTTGCCCTTCAGGCGGTTCAATGGAATATGAATCCTTATTCCGTTGCACAGAAAACGAGCGTCGTAAATGGCGGGCTGTGTTATGAAGCGCAGCTCGTTAACGCCATCGTCACCAGTTCTCACGCCGTGAGTTCACGATTCAAATATGAGTACGGCGGTTCCTGGGATAAATATCGGCCAGGAGATCGGACGGCGGGTTCAGAAAAAGGCTTGTGTGTGCGTGTTGGTGCCGTGATTACCGGTGAGGAAACTCGGACCTGGGGCGAATGGCTTTACCTTGAATTTATCAAAGTCAGAAATTCGCCACTTTGGACCAGCGCACCTAAACAGCAAATTGGGTATCTTGCTGTTAAATACTGGGCGCGTCTTTATACCCCTGATGTCATCCTGGGGGTTTATACGCCGGATGAAATGGGTGTGAAAACCGAACGTGATGTGACGCCTGTTTCATCCTCAACACCTCAATCGGCGTTAGAGCTGAATCAGGTTATAAATCAGAGCGCAGTTGAAACCGCCGTCACAGAGAAAGAAACCCGCACACCTCAGGAACTGGTTCAGTCGTTTGGTTCTGCTGCTACCAAAGCGAAGACGCTCGATGAACTGAATCAGTGTTTTGAGTATTGCTTTCTTCATCTTAAAAATGACCCAGACTTACAGGAGGTTGCGTCAGAAATATACGAAACTAGACGCATTGCACTGATTTAA